AACTAAATACTTAGTAATTGAGAATAGTTATCATTAACTAAGAATTATATTAGGGTTTTGGAGCATAAATATTTTTAAGAATCTTGATCTAGGTCAAGAAAATAGATTAAAACATGCTTACAATGGAGCTATCGCAACAAACAAAGGATTAAACAAAATGCAAGACTTTCAAATAACATTCAAGACAAGCGCAAGGCAGTTAGATTTTGCTCAGCGCATTGTTGAAGAGATTCTCAAGGATCACCCACAAGCCGTAGGAGGTGTAAATAACGATCATGGGTTTGTGACTGTAAGCATGCAAGATGGTTATAAGTGCTGGCTATTCCAGATAGGTGTAAGATGCGCCATTAAAAATATGTATACTAAAAAGCCAGTAAGATTTTACCTAGTCTCTCATTCATACGATATTTAAAAGGAAAACAAACCATGAGCACAAAACAAAAAGCTTTAAGTCTCTTAAATACTTGCGTTACAATTACAGTATTTACTCTATCAGTTGTATATATTGCATTCTACTTATAAGGATATCTATCATGATCAAGCTAAGCAAAACTAGTAAACTAGATGGCATTCTCTCATGGTCTCTACAGGCTATTGATACTTGCCCAGGATCTAGCGATGGTAATGGCGGTTTAGTAGCTGCATGCCAAGGCTGCTATGCCACTACAGGGAATTACAGGTTTTCTAATGTTAAAAAGCCACGTGAATTTAATCGTGAAGACTGGAAGAGAGATTCTTGGGTAAGTGAGATGGTTATAGCCTTAGATTCTAGTAGATATTTCAGATGGCTAGATTCAGGGGATCTATATAGTGTAGATTTAGCTGAGAAGGTTTATCAAGTCATGCAGGCTACACCTTGGGTTAAGCATTGGTTACCTACTCGCATGTACAAATTTTCTAAATTCCATGCAGTACTTGATAAAATGCAAGCTTTACCTAATGTAGTGGTCAGATTCTCAAGCGATAGCGTGACTGGTGAAATTATTGCAGGTAAAACTACATCTACTATATTCTCAGGTGATGTACCTGCAGGGGCTACAGAATGCCAAGCCTATATGCACGATGGAAAATGCAACGGCTGCAGGGCTTGCTACTCTAAGGACGTTCCAGTCATTGCTTATAAGGCGCATGGGGTTAAGATGGCTAAAGTAATTAAAATTCTACAAGTTAAATAAGGGGTTTAAAATGGATCATATAGCACAAGAGATAGTTTTTACAGGTAGAAAACCAAGTAAAAAGCAAGTGTTTTCTAAGGTGTATTCTAGAGTTTTACAGATTGAGGTATATTGGGGTGAGAATGGCTTAACTTTGGATCTAAACAATGGTAATTGGTACGGCTGGGGCTGGATCAAGGATATATCAGCAGATGATATAGCAAAAGAGATTAACAGTAAGCAAACCAATAAAACTTTAAACCTTTGGAATACTTAAAACGGGAGCACTTAAAATGTATGCTATCAGATTAAGCGGTGATCCAGTATGGTTTACCAACGGAATAGAGGATCTTTTTAATACGGAAGAGGAGGCAGTGCAAGCGATTATAAAAGAATCCGAAGAGATAGAGAAGGATATAAAACTAGGTTACTTAGAAGATTTTGATTTTGATGAGTATAGAATTGTGGAGGTTATCTAAATGAATCATATAAAACTATTAGCAGATCCTACCTTAAGCGATAGGAATAACTGCGCTCTGAATGCAATGGCTATTGTCTTAAACAAGCCCTATTATGACGTATATAAGACGTTCAATGATCATGGCAGGGTAACGGGTAAGGGTGCTAGCGTTCGCATGATTACAATAGCTTTAAACGTCTTAAAACAGGGGTCACCTGAGAAGGCAATGAATAATTTTCAAATGCCTACAAAATTAAAACTCTCGCTCGCTAAGTTTGCTAAGCAGTATCCTACGGGTAAGTACTATGTAATAAAGCATAATCATGCGCTTGCACTTATCGATGGGGTATGGTATGATAACCAAGAACCTAATCCCAGGTCATATGTTAAATGGTTTTTTAAGGTAGATTAAAATGAATCAGAATTATTATTGTAATGGTCATTGGTTTAAGACTTATGATGAAGCTAAAATGTACGCTGATAAGGTACTAGAGATGAGTAATACGTACTATGTTATTATGACTAAGGCAGAGATAGATTCAATTACTACTGCTATTGATAAAGCAATTGATCATGAGATGGAGTGTGGAAAATGACTACTTATAAAGTAACATTATGCAGAGTTGAGAATACTATTTATGTATATGATAATATTCATGCTAAGAGTGAAGAGGATGCCGAGCAGTTTGCATGGAAACTATACAATAACGGAGAAATAGACTTTGAAGATGTAGTACACGCAGAAGAATTTTGTCATCAGATAGAGGAGATTTAATCATGAACAGATACAGTGATGGGTATTACAACGATAGTTATTATGAGCCAGAAGATGATGAAGATTTTGATGAAGAGATGGATGAATTAGACGATGCAGACGAACGAGTAGATGAAGATGAATGGGAACGAGATGACGATTAATTGGTATTGGCTATCAGTTGTGGTATTGTTAGTTGTTGCTTACTTTATAGGGATTAACGAATGAAAACTGAAGATTTTATTTATTACCTCATTGCTTTTGTTGTGATATACTTAGGTTTACAATTACTTATGGCTTACTTTGGAGGATACTTACATGAAGGTTTTAGTAGCTTGCGAGTTTAGTGGTACTGTAAGGGATGCATTTACTAAGCTTGGTCACGATGCTTGGTCGTGTGATCTTGAGCCTACCGATACCCCTGGAAACCACTATCAAGGTAATGTCTTAGCTATTCTTAACGAAGGGTGGGATTTAATGATTGCTCACCCTCCATGCACACACTTAGCAGTATCTGGTGCAAGGCACTTTGCTAAAAAAATTGCAGACGGACGGCAACAACAAGGTATAGATTTCTTCATGGCACTTGCTAATTCTAACATTCCTAAGTATGCTATTGAGAATCCTATTGGTATCATGAGCAGTAAGTGGAGAAAACCTGACCAGATTGTGAACCCTTGGGAGTATGGACATAGCGTTACTAAAGCTACCTGTTTGTGGCTTAAGAATCTACCTAAGTTAGTACCTACTAATGTAGTAGACAAGGGTGCTGTATGGACTGCTAAGTCTGGCAAGCGGATGAGTCAATGGTATTATGATAGTAGTTGTTTACCTCCTAAAGAAAGAGAGAAGATGAGAAACAAAACATTTCAAGGTATTGCAGACGCTATGGCACAACAATGGGGAAATCTAAATGACTAAACTATATAAAATCTATGATGAAGTAGGAGTTATTAGAATATTTAATAATAAGGATGAAGCGGTAGGTTTTGCAGCTATCGACAAATGCTTTAGGATAGAGACAATTAAAGTATTTAAGCAGAAGAAAGACACAAATAGATTCAATTGGGCTTATAAAATTTTAGGACAGGGGATTGTATGAAGGTATTGACATATGCGATGTAATGTGTTATAATATATCTTTAAACATGGAGGATATGTGAAGACACCTTTTGAACGATGGTTAAATAAAGTAGATATGACAGATACTTGTTGGAATTGGACAGGATCTACATACCGAGGAGGGTACGGACATTTTAGATTAAAAATAGATGGTAAGTGGGTGATGTATAAGGCACATAGGTATTCGTATGAGTATCACAATCAAGTTAGACTTGACAGTAAAACTATGGTGTGTCATAAATGCGATAACCCTGCTTGCGTTAATCCTAATCACTTGTTTGCTGGTACAGGGACGGATAATGCTAAGGATAAGTTAAGAAAAGGTAGGCACAAATGGGGAAGGCAGCAAGGACATACGCTACTTAACCAGGAGATTGCAGACAGTATCAGAATGATGTATAATAGTAATAAAGTATCGATGCAAGAAGTAGCTGACAAGTTTGGAACAAGCCCTCAGCAAGTGTGTCGTATAATTAACAATCAAATTTGGAAGGCAGGGACGGAAAATTAGATGCTATTGTTGTGATAAAATACTAAGTGACTTTGAATCTACTCGTAAGAGTGTAACTACTGGTAACTACCTAGACATGTGCAACAAGTGTTACTACACTATCAAGGATGAATTGGTATCAGAAGAACGCTATGATTTGTATGATGGTGACGAAGAGCAGACAACAGAAGACTATGATCAAGAAAATTATGATTGACAGATGTCTTAAAGTGGTGTATACTTTTACTATGTAGTATACTAAGTAGTCTTAAGTAGTATTAAGTATTATTATATATTTATGTTTTCTATATAGGAACTAAGAAGATGAGTTGCATTGATTACAATGAAGACTTAGAACAAGCGCACTATCATTTTGTCTTAGGTGAAATAGCCTACTATGTCACCCAGTATGGGATTGATAGTGTCATGACAGATATCTATGATACCCTGGCTCGTGAGTGTAATGCTAAGGTGACGGAGTACCACACCCATGAAGACTAATGACTCTACATTCCTACGGCATATTGAGTGTCCTAAGTGTGGGTCAAGTGATGGGAATGCTTTGTTCGATGATGGTCATACA